CATATGTTCCAGGGCCTTGGGGCATGATGGGGATCATCTTTGGTCTAGTCTAGCCCTTCGTGCCAATCAACAACAACCTTGAAGTGCCCAAAGTGCGGGAGCATCAGTCGCGTCACAAGCATTAACCGCAAAAGACCCGAAGAGGTGAGGCGATACCGCAAATGTACGGCTTGCGCTCATACGTTTGTGACGACCCAGCCTCCAGAAGTCATCCGCGAAAAAGAAACGGTTTGTTACCGCCTAGTAGGGGAAGATCATCCAAATTCCAAGCTAGACAACGCCAAAGTTTTGGAAATGCGTCAGTACGCGGCTGAGGGGGCAAGCTCTTTTGAATGTGGGCTTGTTTGGGATGTTTCTCAAAAAGTGGCTTGGAATGCAATTGTGGGGAGAACGTGGAAACACGTTAAATAACTACTTCAATACAACCGATAAGAAGTTGCGCCCATTGTTTCTGGTTTGGCAAGGTTGAATTGTTGTAAAACTAAATAGCCAAATGCGTCGAATGCGTGGTCTACACCCAAGTTTTTGTTGGGTAGGCCCGTTCCAGGGGAGTAGGTGAGTGTGCGTAGGGATTTTATGAGTTCTTTGCAGCGTGGGTGGATATAAGTGCGGCGGTCGCCGCTTGCGTCCATTAATGCTGTGTTTACCGCTGTGATTTTGTCGCGGATTTTCCAGGGTGCGCGGGGTGATTGCACTGTGAAGCCGCTGCGGCGCAGGATTGTGTGGTCTGTTACGCCAATACCGGAGGTTTTTCGGGCTCCGCCGGTTGGGTCGGGGCAGGCATATACGCGACGGTCCACGCCATAGCGGCGGGTTACTTCTTCTGCGAAGTCCCAAGTGGTTGCGCCACCTGTAAGCATTATTTCGTCAAAAACGTAGAGGATATTGTCTTTTTTGACGGCGCAGATGCCGGACATTGGGTCCACGTTGAAGTCCACGCCTAGTAATAAGGGGAGAACATTGATGTCTAGGGCGTCGGTTGAGATGTTTAGGTCGTTGAAACTTACGGCAACTAGGCCGCTTAAGTTTTCGAAGCTGGCTTCAAACTCTTGACGGAATGTACGGGCGTCTAACTGAGCGCGGGCGGCCTCAACTTCTTCGGCTGGGACGTTGCCCCCTTCAATGGTTGTGTAGCACCAGCGTTTCCACTCGGCAGTGGGGTCTTCATCGCAGTAACACCACAGGTCGTAGAACCAGCTAGCTGTGCCGTCCGGGGTTGAGATGAAAAGTGCCCAGCCTTGTTTGTCTGCAAGAGCGGGACGAATGACTTCGAACCAGACCTCTGCCCCCATGAAGGCGGCTTCGTCCAAAACTACGCCGGAAAGGCTGCGGCCACGAAGGGCCATGGCATTTTCAGTGCCTTTTAGTTCGATTGTGGAGCCGTTTACTAGCTCAAGCTTCAAATCGGTTTCGTTTTTCCCCTTAATCCAGGGTTTGGGTACTAGTTTTTTAAGCACTTTCCAGGCAATATCCTTCGCCATTCGGTATGTAGGGGCGCAGTAGAAGAACGTGCCACCGGGATTCTCGATCGCGCCGCGAAGAAGTTCTACGCAGGAGAGATAGGACTTGCCGAAACGGCGGCCTGCGACGAGGACGCGAAAACGACGGCGGTCGTTAAATACTTGCCCCTGTGCCCAGCGAAGAGTTAAGGGGTCTGCGGTTTTTACTGCCATGGGTAATACATTAGCTGCTTTTTCGACCCCTACCCCCGGTGGCTGTGCTACAGTGATTGAGGTCTCAGATCTTTCAGTAGGTTCCCCGGGTACTAGTACATACACACTAGATCTGTAACACCTCCCCCTACTAGTACAGATGTTCTGCATGTGCTCCTCTTTCTGTAACACAGTAAAATATTAAGAAATACTACAGTAGCCACAACATAATTATATTGTGCTATATTAGAGACGTGGGGAAACCTACGCACCTAGAAAACCTAACTTTGTTCCACCCATGAGCAATTTCAGCCGTCGGAAACTTTCAGTTAAGTTTCGTGAAGACCTGGATTTTATACAGTGTCGTCTGGAGCGGTCCAAGCAACTTCTAGAACCTGCTCAGGGTTCTGGTGAGGCTGTCTGGGCTGATTGGTACTGCAACGCCTACGGGTGGCGCTGACCTTGGGGCCTTTACTTTTCTCCTTTAATCATGAAAAACTTAAGCCCCAAAGATCGTTTTCTCTACGCTCTACAGATTCGTAAATCTTTGCATTCGCTGATGACAACATCGGAGGCGGATACGCATGAGGGTATCTTCGAATACCTTCAAGATTATATAAACGAACTCGCAGAAGATATAGAAGTCGATCTTCCCAACCTTCCGCAATAGTCAAAGGCCCTGCATTGGGCCTTTTTATTTGTCTTCGACTTTTATAAATAGCTCGGGAACTTGTAGCGCTATTTGCTCGGGCGCACTTTCGCCGATAACTTTTCCCATATCGCCTAAAAGTGTGGCAACTGTTTGATAGTGGCCACGTTTTAACGCTCGTTTAATAGTACTTAGGCGCAAAGCTTGGATTTGGTTCAACAATTCTTCACGTGTTCCCTGTTGTTCCTCCCTTAAGAGCGTCATCGCTCGTTTGTAGTCATCGTGGGCAGTGCGTAAGGAGCAATTGAACCGAGAAACGACTTTTTGGGCCACTTCGATACGGGTTCCGCCTTCCAGAATGTAGGTATACGCAGCTTGTGCCCTCTCCTCTACGCGATGCGCTGCACCCTTGCCGTTACGCCACCGCTTCGACTCATCGTCGGCAACGCTGGTCTTTTTTGGCTCGGCAGTTTCTGACATTCCAAACGCCTAAGATTCCCCAAAGTATAACGAAAGAGCGGCGATTAAACCGCTCCACATTTAAGTCAAACGGCCACCATTTCAACGAACCAGGAAAGAGCCTCGCGCTCGTGATCGGAAAGTGAGACACGCCCGCAATCATCTGGACCCCAGCTGTACTGCAGGCTTATCGAATCAGCAGACGGGACACCATGAAGCCCGAAATCTCCATCGATCCAGCAGCTAGGACCACCAACAGAAAGCCAGATCTCGAAACTGTCGGGATCAGTGGGAGTCGTTCCAGCGGTCCAACGGGCGCGATATTCGATGCTGAGCGGCAGCTCGTAAGCTGCTTGGCTCACGTGATCGTGCAACTCGTAGGGCTCCGCCATTTCTGCCGGGTTCCAGTCGTTATCACTGAGAACTTCGCGAGCCTCAAAACTGAGGGTGCTGAGTTCCATGGGAGTCGATTGGGCCACACGGTCCAGGTCATAGAGACCAAAGATCCGAGCCAGTGCAGCGGTGGCGTTCTGCTCTGCGGGTGTTGTCGTTGTGGTCATGGGTGAACCTTTGGGTTGACTACTTTGCTACAATAACACAGTCCAAGCGTTTCGCAACGATGGACCACCCAACGATCCACCCAAAATCCTGGGCTAACAAATGAAGAGAACAAGCGAGCAGAAAGAGCTACAGCACGAAGAAGCGAAGCGGCTTCTCGACATGGGCTTGAGAAGCGCTGACGTTGCTGCCACGCTCCAGCGTGATTACGGCATCAGCAGAGCAACAGCCTACCGAGACGTCGATGCCGCAGACCTTCAACGCTTCGCAGAAGATGCGGGCATTCAATGTGAACCCGTTCCAGGGATTAGCTACGAAGACCGCGACGCACTTATGCGAATGACGCGCCAGTTATTGATCACTGCTTTTAAAGCGGGCAACGTTCAAGACTATGCACGTTTAGTGCGTGAATACGAAAGACTCGCCCGTATGGGTGGTATGTCTCAAACAGTTTGAGATTTTGTCTCACATGAAAATGAATCGATTCACGATCCAGGAATTACACCTACTTGCTGACTCCCTTTATTGGGAGTTTGCAATCTTTGAAAAAAGTGGGTGGGCTGACTCTGCACGTTCCAGGGAGCTGGTAAACCTCCAAAGCAAAATCCACAAGTACATCGAAACCCACGGTCACCAACAATGAAACTCGCTGAAATCAAAGCCGCTGTAATGGCGGGTAAAACGGTCCACTGGGCGAACAAAGCCTACGTTGTTATCTACGCTCCACGGATAAATGAGTTTTTGATTAAGTGCTTACTTAATGACACCTGCATTGGACTGACCTGGCAAGATGAAGTAACCATGAATGGCTATCCAGAACAATTCTTTGTTACGTCCCAGGGTTAAGCAAACGGCCAAGTTAGTTGTAGATCGGCAGAGAATACCTCCTCATCGTTGATATCGATGGGGCGCTCTGCCACGTATTCGTTGAATAGCTGCTTTAAACGTTCCAGGGACATCCTCAATGCCTTGGCTTGTTTAGCCACATTCATCTGTCCCGTATAGAGACATTCCAGTGCTCTACTTAGTTCTTTAGGGCTTGCTGGGCCGTATAAAGGTTCATTCTCTCTAACCATTGACACTCCGCCCCACGTAATTCTAACTCACTGAGCAACCGAACTTGTGGTGCTCCACTGCGCCGGGCTACTACAACCGCTCCAAGCTTAGGCTTTAACCCTGTCAGGTGCTGCAATCCCAGGGAATACGCTC